CGAACAAAGCTTTTGGAAAGATGATAAAGAAACAGGGCTGTCTTGTAAAGCAAGATGCGACTTTATTAATGGCGATACTATTATCGACCTAAAAACAACTGGCGAGGGTAACAGCAACCCAGATAAGTTTATAAAGTCAGTTGCGAACTACCTTTATCATCTTCAAGCTGCTCATTACTTAGAAGTAATAGGTGCAAAGCGATTTGTATTCATAGCAGTTGAAAAAGTCTTTCCTCATGCCATAAGCATTACAGAATTAGACGAAGATGCGCTTGCCGAAGGCAGATGGCTAAGACAAGAAGCACTTAAAAAGATTAGCCAATGCCATACAGATTCTTATTGGCAGGGCTACTCAGAAGAGATCCACAAACTCAGCTTACCAAGTTGGGCATACAAACAAACCTAAAACAATGACAGAAACACATCCATGCGCTGCAGTAGCAGCAGCTTTACAAAAAGCACAAGCAGAATTTCCAACAATGGGTAAGACCAAACAAGTTGGTGTAGGTTCTTTTGGTTACAGCTATTTACCTTTGGAGCAAATGCTTTCTTTGGTTACACCTGTACTTCTTAAGAATGGTCTTTGTATATCTCAAGGCTTTGGCTGTAGTGCTACAGGCGAAACACTTATAGTTACAAGACTTATTCATAAAAGTGGTGGCATGATTAAAAGCGAACTGCCAATATTTTTATCAGAAAAAGATATGGCTAATCCTAAGAAAAACCAAACTCATATATGGGGTGGTGCAGTTACATACCAAAGAAGATACAGCATTAAGTTGATCTTAGGTCTTGAAACAGATATGGATTTTAATATGGAAGAAGAAGAAAAAGTGCAAGAAAAAAAGATTAATAAAGGCGAAGTTATAGAAACATTGCGAGAACAAGTACAAGCAAAGGTATCTAACAAACCAGATACCGATGCAACTTTTGGTCTAGCAAAAAAAGCTATCGAAATTGCTTCTTCTGAAGATCAATTAACAGACCATAAAAAAAATATTGCCACTAGATTTGCTCAGGGTAAACTTACCCAAGAACAAAAACTCGAACTAGACAGAGCAATTATTTCAAAACAAATGAAACTTAAATGATTGACCAAGCTTATCTTTCAACCAAAGACCTCGCAGAAAGATATGGTATTACACAAAGAACCATCAAGAAATGGCGAACTAATACCAGAAGAGGTAAAGCAGAAGGTCCAGAGTGGTACAACGTATCACGACAGGCTACTGCTATGGGGCAACCTCTAATCAGATATGCCCTCCCTCATGTTCTTGCATGGGAAGAAACAAATTCAATTACACCTCTCAAATCTTTTTAATTATGGCTTACGAAACTATTTTTACAGGGCGTTTAGTCCTTTTCAATAACTCTGAAAAAAAATCAGAAAAATCACCAGACTTAGGTGGCAACATAGAATACACTTTGCAAGATGCTATGGCATTAGCAGAATGGATTACAGCCCAAGAAGGCGAAGATAATTATGCTGGCGAAAAGGTAGTCAAAATACCTGTAAGTGCTTGGCATAAAGAATCTAAAAATGGCACCTCTTTCATATCAGGTTCAACCTCAGTACTAAAAACTGAAAAAGAAGAATTACCTTTTTAAAATGGCAAAGATTTTAAAACAAGTATCTAACCCTAAACTTCCAAATAATGTTGCAGTATTTCAAGACCATCTCGCACTTGGTCTTGAGTGCTTTGATCTAGATTGGTTTGACTTTAGACCACACACTTGCGAAAACAAAGATTATGGAACTGGCATTTTGTTTAGTCAATTAAAAGATGTTTCTGAAGAATTTGCTGCAGAATTTTCCATAATTGTTTCTAACGAAGGATTGCATCTACCTAATCAAAAAATCTTATTCTTCAGTAATGAACAACCACCAACTAAAATGGCCTTACTTGTTTTATCAGCTATGGTCTCACATGAACCACTTAACTTTGAATGTCCAGAATGCGAAAACCATTAGTAGTAGATTATGCCGATCTTATGGGCAAAACAGTAGTTAGAACATTTGACAAAGCTGTTTTTAAATGTATAACTATTAACTGTGTAACAAAGGAAGATAAACTTTTTATAACTATTATCAGACGAAGTGATTTTGTTACTGATCCTAAAACTCCTAATGAATGGGGGCTAGGTAAAGTTGACAAGCAAATGCTTATTGATTGGGATAACTTTTTTGAAAACTATGAATTTTCTGAAAAAGATTGCGCCACCATGTCTGGTAATAATTTCACTAATAATGTTATACAAGCCAACTGGCAGCACATAAAAAAAGTATTTTTAAAAGATTTTAAAGACGGATCACATGGGAAATCGAATCAATCTAAATGACTTAAAACAATACATAGTTGATAAAGGTTTTATTGTCGAAAAGTATTGTTATAAATGCAAAAAAGTAAGTTATCGTAACGAGAAAGATGCAAAAGTTATTGCTTCTGAAATGTATAAACAAGGGAAAGGTCATACCTTTGCATATGCTTGTACAAAAGGTAATGGGTGGCATCTTACCTCTAAAAAACCAAGAAGTGCTTGTTGCCCTAAAGTAAGAAAGCAAGCAAAATCAAATAGACACAACTGTTGGAAAAAATAATGGAAAATATAAAAAAACAAAAACTTATAAAAGAACTGCAAAGACAGGTTGCGGATTTGCGTAAATTTCAAGAAGATTTTAAAAAAAATATTCCTGATGGTGATAATATGAATTTAAGGGATTTACAATATATGAATGGAATAATGGAAAAAATGAAGTTAGAACATGAAACAGTTTTAAGAGAATATTTCAACTTTAAAGAATCATGAGTGATCCAAAAAAACTTTTTCGTTTAAAAGAAATTAGGAGGAAAAACCTTGAAAAAAATTTATTAGATGTTGAACTAAAAGGCTATGACCATTATGTTTTTATGAACGATAGAAACAAAGCACAAGTTGTAAGTAAAGATGGCAAATGGGTTACTGAACATATAAGAACAGCAATTCTTAAATTTAATTATGAAGTGGATAAACTAGAAAAATTAAAGGTTAAAGATTTTACAGATAAAGAGGTTAATGAATATGAAAAAACTTTTTTATCGGGTTAGTCTTTTTTTCTTTTCTTACTTCTTTAGCAACAAGATTAGCTTCTAATTCAACCAACCTACCTAGTAAAGAGGCAAGAAAAACATCTTGTTCCATTTGATGTCTTACTAAATGAGTGCAGTATCTTTTTATATTGTCATAGTCATTGCTTTTCATAATTTCTCTACATCTCATTTCAACTGATAGTTTTAGCTCTGTTGGAGCTTCTTCTATTTCAATGTTAAGAAATTTTTTGATGTTCATTTTACAGGAAATAATTTTTCTTCAAGCATTTTTACTATTGCATCATCAACATCATTATCTGACTTTGCGGCAAGATCCTTTAATAGGCTCAAGGCAGCTTTACGCAGTGATTCAGATTTACCAAATTTAATAAATAAACCAATTAAAAATTTAGACATTGTGTTTTATGTTCTTTCCTTAACATACCAAACATTATCGGTTTTGGCCTTCTAGCCTGCTAACCGCTTGCGATAACTTGTTTAACCTGTTGTAAATATCTATAATGGTTTGTTCTCTGCGATTACTTATATTAGATAGCACCATGACAAAAGCAGTAGCTGCTGCGCCGATTAACATAGCCTGTACCTCTGTCATTTGCCAAAATGCGTAATTATATCTAGTATGACTAATAAAACAAGTTATGGCAGAAGAGATTAAAAAAGGTCCACTACAAAAATTAAAAGAAAACATTACTGATAAGGAGGAGCAATTAGCTTTTATATCTGTAATCGTAAGACTTGGTGTTGTCGCTTGGAGTGGCTTTATAGTGTCCCTTAACTACATTTCTTTGCCGGGCTACAGCAATGAGCCAAAGGATATAACTTTTCCAGCAAGTTTGCTGACAGGAGCCCTTGCCAGTTTTGGTTTAGAAGGTGCTAAAAAAAGAGGTGATGGTACTTTTAAACCTGATGAAAAACCATTAAACAAGAAAGAAGTTGAAGCGTTACTAGCACAACAATCTGGTGGTTATCAAACAGTTAGAATAGAAACACCTATAAAAATTATTGGTACTAAAGTAGTTGATCCAAAAAAATGAAAAAACTTCTTCCATTCTTGTTTTTATTATCAGCACCAGCTTACGCTGATATAACACAAAAATTTACTACATCTGCCCAGATTACTGTTGATATGCCGTACTCTGTTACGAATAAATTAGGTACGACATATTCAATATCAGGTAACAACATAACTCCTTCAGTTACTAGTGGTGGATCTACTACAGCACAACAAATAGGTGGTTTAAATTTAGGCAGTTTAACCGCAGGGGTTCCAGCTTTAATACAAACTGATAAATCAGTTACAACAGCAGGGTCAGCATTTAGTTTGACAGAAGCAATAAATATGGGTGATGCAACGCCTTCTGCTGTTACTCCTTCTAGTGGTATAGCAGCATTACCTCATCTATCAGGACAAACAACAGTAGGAAGTGGTGGTACTCTTGGATCTGGAGCTATGACTTCTTTATCATCAGGTGTTCACACTTGTAGTGGTGCATTTGGTTCTGGTTCTAGCTGCATAGGATCAACTACAGTTACTATACAAATTGACTAAGTTTTGGTTATTATTTATATTATTATTACCTCTGAGAACCCTTGCTACACCTGTGGTTCCGCAGTTTCGTAGTGGTTCCAGCACTCAGAGTTCAACTTCTCAGTCAGTAATAAATGAGTCAATTACTTCGCATCAATATAATTCTGGATTTTCATATTCAGCATCAGGTCACAATATTGAATCAGCAGACCTTAATGGTTATATCAACCCTTCAACAGTGGCTGGTACAACTCAAACTATTAATGGAGTTCAGTTTAACTGGACAAGCCCATCACTTGAGGCTGTTCCAAGATGGAAAATAACAAATGCTGGTCAAAGCTTTTCTTTAGTCGAGTCACTTCAAGGTGCTGGCCTTTCCAACGTAACTACAATAAATCGCACAATAACAACAACTACAACTACAGAAACTACAAGTATTTTTGGGCAATAATTTTATTTCTTTGTCCTGTAAAAGTTTTTGCTAATACAACCGTTGCTTCGCCTCAATCTAACGCTCAAGGAGTGGTAAATAACAACGCCACAATGATTACACCTTCCAGCCTCCCTCAGAATCGCTACAGTCAAGGGATTGTTTGTACCTCGCCCAGTTTGACCATAACTCCTTATTTAACAGATGCGTGGTCATTTAATCGACCTACAGAACAGTTTACTTATCAAGATATTTATAACGAAGATACAGGAGCAGTTAAGTACACCACAAAAACACCTAGATTCGAGAAGGATAATTACAACTTAAATTATGGAATTTCTATGCAATTTAATATTCCTTTGGGTAAAGGTGGTGAGCTATGCCAAAAAGCTGCAAGGGTAAATATAGAAGCTCAAGAGTTATTAATCAAAAAAACAAAAATGGAGATGGAACTTTATAGGCTTTCGACTTGCGGCACTCAGGCTGCTTTAGGAGTGGTCTTTGTTGGAGAATATGCCGTCAACTGTGAAGGAGTAAAACTTATAGCAAGACCTAATCAAGTATTACCGCACAAACATAGTATTAAGTAGACAAGCCACGGGTATTAACTCGCCTACAGATATTTATTTTAACTTAAATAAAAAAATAGATAAGAACCCACTACAAAAACTTATCTATCAGGGTCCCCCTATAAGACCAACCCTATTTTACCTTATCTTTTTTCTTTGTCAGCTTTTTTACTACTTGTTTTACTAAAGGTTTGACTGCGTTAAGCAATAATGGACTACTGGCAGCGACCAAGCCGATAACAGCAGTAGATACAATAGTAGAAACTTCTGGAATGTACTGATCCTTAAACGTGACGTTTTCATAGATAGTTATACACCTAGTCCCATCTTCGCTTCTTTTATGATCTATTACACGTTCTAATTTTTTTTCGTTACGAAAATCTCCTACTCGCTGCTCTTTAGATGATGGACATTCAACAAACTTGACTTCTTCATTCTTTTTTTTTGGTTGCTCTGTTTCTGGTGTTTTAGTTTCTGGCATTGCTGGCTGTTCGCTATTAACAGGCAAATCCTCCGTAATTATTAATTGATCTGGGGTGTAATCCATAGGGTAAAAGTATGGAAACAAAGAATCACAGGTACTAAACACACCATTAGGGTCATCAAGTAAAAGCTGTGTATTACCAGTGTTTTTTATATCTC